CAGTCTGGCTCTTCACGCCAAGGGCGTTCTGGAATGCTTGGAAGTGCGCCACAGCGCGTTGGGCGTTTGCAGCGTACTCTGCGTCCTTGCTGTACGCACGGTACAGCATGTAGTCGAGCATGGCGTTAGCGTAGCTGTCGTCGATACGGATGACTTCGGCGGTCGCTGGGTTGATGAGTTGTGCCTCTGTGAGCGTGTGCGCCAGCGGCACCGACGAGTACACGATCTCAAGCCTAGCGTTCACGGTGGCCGGGGGGTACACCAAAAATTCTTTGGGCAACCGGGCGTCGAACATGAAGTGCTGAATGTCAACGGTCCCGGTCTCAGCATACCAGTTGCGTCGCTGGTCATCCAGCATCTGACGATTGACAAGCCGCACCGCCCCTTTAGCAGATGACACGGCCACGTTGCGCACGACATCAATGAGACGGATGGCGCTGGCGAATGTGGTCGTTACGACTTGTCTCGCGCCTGCGACGCACACAAACTCGCCGGTCTGTGTGTTTGAATCTGGGCGAAGATTCGTTATCTCCCGATACGAATCATTCAGCCAACCCTGTAGTTCAGGGGCAGGCCACCGAACATTCGTAGTGTCTTGGAGGATTGTCCCGGCACGGGAAATCAGATCAACGACTTTGACGACGGCCATGGTCTACCTCGCTATTACTGCACGTTCACACCCTCGGTGAAAACTACGGTCGATTCTACAGCAACCTTTGCTTTACGAGCGGGTTTTTCAGCCTCTGCGGCCTTGATGTTGGACTCGGCGTCGGCCAGGGCACGACCCTCATCTGTGAAGACCATCTTGTCGCCTTCATAGCGGCCAACGATGACGCTGACGCCATTGACAGTGACTCGGGCCTTGTTCGCCAGAATCTGCCCATTGAGGCGGTCGATCAGTTCAAAAACAGTCATGTAGGTCTCCTAGAAAAAAGGGGCTCCGAAGAGCCCCTTTATTGTGCCACTGATCAAGCGCTAAGAACAGCGCCCCAGTTCTCACTACCCAAGCTGATGTAAGCACCAGACATGTTGGCGACCAAAGCCTTGGCTGCGTTAGCAGAACCGTTGTTGATCTTGCCGCCAGTGTTCGGATACACGTTCAGCGCGTTGGCCGAACTGTTGATGACATAAACCACTTCGCCGATAGCTGTATCGGCGGGCAGGCGTACGCCATCGCTAGCAGTGCCAACGGTGATGTAGTTAACAGCGCCTTCCATCTGCGTAGCGCCAGCTTGAGTCTGGGTTGTGCCCGCAGTGTAGGACTGATAGCCGCCAGTGCTGCGACCAAATTGTGTCGAATTAGCCATGAAAATCTCCAAAAAATGAGGGGTAAAGAAAGGGCCCCCATAGGGGCCCTGTTCATCAGCTAGCGGAACCGACTTGCGCCAGAACCAGAGCTTCCGGCTTGACAGTCTTGCGACCGTACACAGCCAGACCACGGACGATGTCGCCGAAGTCGGTCTGGTTGCGCAGGGGCTCGGTCTTGTTGACGGTCATGGCGAAGGACATAGCAGCCTTGGTGCCAGCAACCATCGTACGACGAGCCTTGGCGCTAGCAACTGCGCCGCCAGTGGCGGGGTCTGTCAAACCAGCGACCAGTGCTTTGCCAGCAGCGCCACGCGGCAGCAGGTTCGACACATAGACCGTGAAGCGGTCGATCATGCCGATCTTGCCGGTACGAATGGTGCTGGAAGGGTCGCCAGTGAAGTAGGCTTGAGCCAAGTTCGACTGCATCAGCAGATGACGATCAAACGGGCTCAGAATCAGCCAACGGCCATCTTCAGGCACGTTCTGCTCGTCCAAGACGGTAGACATGCGCAAGATGCACTTCAGCACGTTCTCGGGGGTAGCCTGATCAATGGGAGTCACGTCCGTGCCCAGGTTGTAGGCAGCGGAAATGGCACCAGCGGTAGCACCCTCGTTAGCGGCGGCTGGACCTTCGGTCACGATGTTGTTGAAGAACACTTCGTTCTCAATGGCGATCTTCAACTGCTTGGCAGCATCCTCAGTGAACATGTTCATGAGGTTCATGTCGGATTGATAGGACAACACGTCGTTGACTTGCACGCCGAAGTACTTGCCCTTGTTCACTTGCATATCTTGGAAGATAGGCGTGGGGACTTCATACGACAGGTTCTGACCAACGGTGTAGTCCGAGATGGAGATCGAAGGAGCCATGCGGATACGGACGGTATCGCCCTGGTTCTTCAACTCGCCCTCGTAGTCGGTGTTAGCGACTTCGGACAGCATGGTGTTCTGGTAGAACTTAGCCAGCAACTTGCCCGACCACAGGGTCGGAATGAACGAACCGGAATACGAAGGATTCGTATTGAACGGAGCTTGGACAGGATAAACAGCAGCCATTTCGGCCTCCTATAAAAGAAAAACAGGTTGGGTACTGAGGCTGCTCATAGAGGTCACGCGGTTACGCGCCCTTCTCTATACGCAGCGTCAATTTCAGCTTCAAGTTTCGCCGCATCATCGACACGCCCTTTCGCCCCAAGGTCCACAGCCTTCTTGAACATCTTCTGGATGTCTGAGTCGGTGTAGGTCTTGCCCTTCTGAGAAGGGGAAGGCGCAGACGCAACGCTCCGCGACGGTTGAATCTGACGCTCCAGTTCTTCGGCCCTCTTGTCAGTAGGCTCTTCGCTGGGTGCGGGGGCCGTAGCCGCCTCGAACAACCTCACGTAGTGTGCCACTGCTTCAACATCGCCTCGGTTGAACGCATCTTGTGCGACGAGCTTTCGAGGTCCGCGCAGAATCGGGTCGAACTCATTGAGCCAACCAATCCAGCGAGGATCAGAATTGACTGCTTCAAAGTTCGGCACCATACGGTGCAGACGCTGCTCGAACGTGGACTCGCTAACCTGGGTTCCAGTGGCGCTCAACTGCTCTCGCAGCTTCACGTTCTCAGAACGAAGGTCGTCGATGTCCTTCTTGAACTCCATCGCGACTTCGCGTGCAACTTTGCGCTGGACCTCAATCAGGTCCTGACCGAATGCTGCAACATCTTCATCGGTAACCAGCTTGGTCGGCTTCGCGGGCTCAACAGGCTCAGCGGGCTTGGTCTCTGCGGCCTTTCGGAGGGACTCCATATTGGCTTTGAGATCACGCATCTCAGCATGCAAGCGAGGCACTTCAGCGTCGTACATACCCTTGAGGGTCTTGTACTTCTGCTGCCATGTCTCTTCCGCAACAGGCGGCTCGGCTGGGGCTGGCTTGGGCTCAGCAGGTTTCGGATCAGGGGCGGGCGCGGGGTCTGCGGGAGGGTCAGCAGGCTTGGGGTCACCGGGTGGATCGGCAGGGTTTTGGTCCTGCGGATTGGATTCACCAGCCAACTGCTTCTCTAGCTCCTCCAGTGCTTTCAACTGGGCTTCAACTTGCTTCGGCAATGCCATCATTACTCCTATCGGCTCCAACTCTGCTTCGGGCTCCTACTTCGGTCTGCCGTCCACATAATGGTTTGCTCAGGACTACAAAAATGCGGTTATTTCAACCGCGCCAGAACCTCTGACGATTCTTCAACCGCTTCGAGGAAATCTGCTAGGGCTTCCGCTCGACCCTGAAGACGATGTATGCGGGCGGGTTCTTCGGCGTAGACCAGAGAGTTTTTGACCTCTTCCAGCTTCGTCCGAAACAGCGCCAGCAGCGCCTCGTTCTCAGGCAGCTTGCAGCGGTACAACGCTTGCATGTGCTGCTTGTCGGGCTTTTGGCCCACGAAAATCTTCATGTGTAAATTCTACAACACCACTTACTGAACTTGTCAACTATTTATACGCCGTTGGGTCGAGGGGACATAAAGTTGCCCTCGCGGCCACCGACAGCAGAGCCGTCGGGCAGGATATTTCGAGGCTGCTGCGGTGCAGCAGGAGAGGGAGCGCCAGGAGCGGCGGGTGCCCCCGGTGCCCCGCCAGTGAGCATCTGCATCTCCCCGGCCATCATCTGAAGCTGTTGCTGCAACTGCTCGATCACCTGCTTTTGCTGCTGCATGACGCTGAGCGTCGGGCGGTCTGGCACGATCTTGTCCACGTTGCCGCTCAGGTTGCGAGCCTGCTCGCGCAGAAGCTCTGCCGCGCCGTCCATGCCGACGATCTGCTGAGCCACGGGGCTGTTGAGAACCAGAGCTAGGAACTCCTGACGGCGGATCGCCTCGGCCTCCTTGACCACGAGGCTCGTAGCGCCACGGGCCACAGCGCGAACGTCCCCGATGAGGTCCGGGTCCTTGCTATAGCGCAGGTTGTCCTGATAGAGACGCTCAATGCAGGGCACGATGATGTTCTGGTCGATGTTCGTGATCACCTGCTTGATGCCCTTGCCAGCGTTGCTGATGAGCATGGACAAGCCAGACGACGTACGACCAGCGCCGGGGCTGGACTCGCCGGTCATGTAGCGCGGGATCATCGTGTCCTCGTCAGCGCGTGCCGAGAACTTCTCGAACACGGCCATAAGCTCAGAGGCGTTGCTGCTGGGCTGGAAGAACTGGAGAGGCTGCGAGCCGTCGTTGAACTCGCTGCTCTGGAACTGCCAGATTTTCCACGGGTACATCTGCGTCACGTCCTCGCCCGGTGGGATGCGGCTGGTGTTGACGCCCACCTGTGGGCCAGAGGAGATGCCCATGTTGTTCGCCAGCGAGCGGGCTGCTGCGTTGACCATGTTCTGGGAGTCACGGCACAGGTCTGTCACGCCCTTGCCTGCCACCGCGCCGGGAATCTTCTCGTACGAGGTGACGTAGTACGGTTTGCGACCGAGCGGGTCGTAGTTGAGCACAGCGCGGATGACGGTGGTGCCCACGAGCCACACCTCGCAGGGGTAGCTCAACGCCGGGTCGGGAATGTCCTTCTTGTCCAGCCCCCAGTCGAGCAAGTCGCTGCCCTGGACGTTGTCCCAAAGCTGAAGCGCGTCGATGAGGTCATCGGTGTACGTGCTGTCAGTGACGTTCTTGCCCTCGGCGGTGGCCTGTGCGCTGTCGGTCCACAGCCACTCGTTGAGGTTGCCCTGCTTGAAGTCTTCGAGCACCGTGCGAATGGCCGCGTCGTTGTACCCCGGCACGCCGATGAGAGCCTGGAGGTCGTCGCGGGTCAGCCGGTGTCGCTCGATGTTGAAACCGTCCTGAATGTCCGAGGCCCACGGAGCCCAGTAGAGCATGAACGGATCGACGCGCTCCCACTCGTTGCGAATCTCCTCAGCGGGCAGAAGCTGCCCGTTCTGCCAAGCGAGCGTCTTGCGTTTGCGCTTGACCGGGCCCTTGAGCACGGCGTACGGGAAGGTGACGATGTCGTCGAGGAACTCGTTGAGGGCCTTGGTCCAGCCACCCTCGATGAGTTGATCCTCCATCTTGAGTTCCATGCGGTCGATGCGCTCGTCGGCCTCTTCCTTCATTTTGCGCATCGCGGCGTCTTTCATCCGCAGGGCGATCTCGCGAAGCTGCTCGGGCGTGGGGGTCTGCATGCCCTGCTCCATCATCATCTGGAGTTCAGCGGCCATGTCAGCCCGCAGGGCGTCAACCACGTCGGGCGGCAGTGTCGGCTCAGGTGTGGCGCTCAGTGACCACGGACGATCGGCCCCGGTGCCCAGCAAGGTATCTCGCAGCCAGCTTGTCGCTGCGCGGCACTTGACCGACGACAACTGGATGTAAATCTCCGAGCCGCCCTGCTTCATGATCTCGGCCAGCTTGTCCGGGTCGTACATCCCGTTGCGCTGGCGCAGGCCCTTGAGCATGCGCTCCTCGATCTCCCGCTTGGCCTCTTTGGCTGTGTTCCACCGCTTGCGAACGTGGCTCGCCAGATTCTGAATGACAGGCTGGTTCTGCAACTCGTCGTTGCGTTTCTTAGCCTCCGCCTCAAGGTCAGAGGCTCTGGCGACGGGGATGAGTGCGAGTCCGAGGGCCATAATTTAGTTCCAAGGAGTGCCGGGAGCGCCAGCAGTTGCGCCTTTGACAAGCAAGATGATAAACATCGAAGAGACGGAATTGTTGCTTGCAGTCCCAATCGCCGTCGCCTCGATAGTGGTTTTTTCGGGAACTGCCAGCGGGTACTCAAACACGTAGTCGGCCACGCTGTTGTTGACGGTTGTGGCGGCGGCGGTGCGGCGGATGTTGTCCAAACCCCTGGTCAACAGCCGACCTTGGACTGGGCTAGAGCCAACAGACTGACCCGCTGAGAATAGGCCCTGCGAGACATAAGCCGTGTGCCCGGCGGGCACGGTGAAGCTGCCAGTGGTTGAGACGTTGTAGTCGAACTTGATGATGTCGTACACGGTCGCTGGAACGCCTGCTGTCACGGTGCCCGTGCCGACGTAGATGTCACCTGCGGCGCTGTTGCCAGAGCCTGTGGTTACCACAGAAGCGTAGTTCACTCGCAAGAGCGCGTTGGTCATCGTCACAGCCGTCTGGCCGTTCATTGTGACGGTTTCGCTGACTTCGTTGTAGTTCTCATCTAGACCCTGCACAACAACGAACTCACCTTCATCTGGAGCGCTGTCGCCGGGAACGAGATCAAGCTCGGCAGGGGCCACACGCTGACTTGAGACGTGTCCACATCGCCGTTAAAGCCGAACACGGTAACGTTGCGATGCCCTGGAATCTGTCCCCGAGCAACCTGTAGCGGAAAGTCCTCGTGCCGTCGCTCAGAGGTAATTGACGGGTAGAAAAAAGACATGGCTGTCTCCAAGAGTTACCCGATTGTACGCCGACATGTCAAGGGGTCAAGTGTATACATAGGACACCCGCTTAATCTCTCTGCGAGTGTTCTGCAAGCCG